ATCAGAAGGACGCAAAGAAACTGGCAAAGGAAGAGGCAGACGAGATGTATGCAGAACAGATTGGCTTTGCCTTTGGCGTGGTTGAAAAGGAATACGAAAATGATTGACAGGAAAACACCTGAATGGTATAAGAAGCGTGACGAGTCGAGAAGGCGTAGCGAAGGTCGAATGAATATAGACCTTGACCCAGCCAAGCGGTCATGGTATTACGATGATGGTGGAACTAAACGAGACAAGGAAACAGGGAAGGCAGTAGATGAAAGTTAATCCAGAGAAACGCAAGCTTCGGAAGAAAGCAATCAAACATCAGAACAGAACCGATAAAAAGATTACATTTAGCGAGGCACTTAAACATGTACAAAATGTTTTATCAAGCGAAGGGAAGTGAGCCGAAGCTAGTGGAGACAGTCCACAACAGGACTGCGATGCACGAGTTTCTTGACCTGCGTGAGCAGCTTGCAAAGGCTATGGACTTTTACACAAAAAGAGAAGGCGACAAACTAATACTGCTTGACAACACCAAAGAAGTTGGTGTATACTATGCAACGCAGACGAGACAGAAAGAGGATTAGATGACAGCAGAAAAGAAAGTTATTAGCAGAGGTGAGTGTGACAAGTGCAACTCCTCTGATGGAAACGTATTGTATGCAGACGGAAGCAAGTATTGTTTTGTTTGTAATACTTATTCACATTCTGACAATAGCAACAGTCACACCGACAGAAAGATTTATAGCATGACTACTTCAACACAGCTTAGTCGTGGCAATGTATTACCTATTACTGACCGCAACATAAGCCAAGCTACGGCACAGCAGTATGGTGTAACACAGACAGAGGGCAAGCACTTCTATCCTTACTACGATGTTAATGGTAGTCAGGTAGCAAACAAGGTACGGCATACTGCAAACAAATCTTTTATGGCTGAAGGCTCTATGTCTAAGGCTACACTATTCGGTCAACAGTTATTCAATCAGGGCGGTAAGTATATCACCATATGCGAAGGTGAGATTGATGCTATGTCTGCCTACGAGATGACGGGTAGCAAGTGGCCTGTCGTGTCCATTCGCAATGGCGCACAGTCAGCAGTCAAGGATTGCAAGGAACAGTTTGAATACCTTAATAAGTTTGAGCAGATTGTTATTTGCTTTGACAATGATGAGCATGGCATTGCGGCGGCACAGAAGGTAGCACAAATCTTCGAGCCTAACAAAGCTAAGATTATGCACATGACATTGAAGGATGCTAACGAATACTTGATGAAGGGTAAGCGTGAAGAATTTGTCAAGGCTTTCTGGGAAGCACGACCATACACACCAGCAGGTATTGTGAACCTCGCACACTACGAAGGATTGTATGACGAGGAAGACAAGCTGTCTGTTCCATACCCATACGAAGGACTTAACAAGATGTTATATGGTATGCGTACTGGTGAGTTGATTACATTCACAGCAGGCACAGGCGCAGGTAAGTCCAGCATCATTCGTGAGTTGGAACACCACATCCTTAACAACACCAAGGATAACATAGGCATTATATCTTTGGAAGAAAATGTCAAGCAGACTATCTTCCATCTCATGTCAGTAGAAGCAAGCAAGCGTTTGTATATCAAAGAGGTTCGTCAATACGAGAGCCAAGAGCAGCTTGATGCTTGGTACAAAGCCACGGCAGGGACAGGCAGAGTGTTTGCCTTTGACCACTTCGGTTCTATCCAGACGGATGAGATACTGGCACGTGTTCGCTACATGGTGAAGGCACTTGACTGTCGCTTCATTATCATTGACCACTTGTCTATCCTTGTGTCGGGCTTGGAAGGCGAGGATGAACGGCGTAACATTGACAAGATGATGACGCAGTTGCGTAGCCTTGTGGAAGAAACACAATGCTGTATGCTACTTGTGTCCCACCTACGCCGAGCCAGTGGTGACAAGGGACAGGAGCAAGGCGCACAGATTAGTCTGTCTATGCTTCGTGGTTCACATAGCATTGCACAGATTAGTGATGCAGTCATTGCACTTGAGCGTGACCAGCAGGCTACCGACCCTATCGTAGCCAACACTACAACAGTACGTGTGTTGAAGAACCGCTATGCAGGTGAGACGGGTGTTGGTGCATACCTATTGTATGACCGAGACAGTGGACGCATGACAGAGATTGACGACCCTAACACAGAAGACTTTAACACAGTAGACATTGAGGAATATCTGTGAAACAATTAGATTTATTTCAGGAAGAACTTGACGTAATTTATAGACCAGATATGTGCTTCGATATGTCAGATGTTCCTATCTCTACATTTGAGCCTATCAACATATACTCAAAATGGTTAAGAGATAGATGTGATTTTTTAAGAACATTTCCTAAAGATACATACTATATTCACAGGGGTAATGATATTCCTTATGTTTTAAATAAACATACAGGTACAAAATATTCTATACAAACTACACGAGATAAATATCCTTCAATCAGGCTAGAAAAAAAGACGTTACATATACATGCTCTTGTAGGTATTTATTTTATAGAAAATATTAATCCAAACATTACTTCTGTACTTGACCACATTGATGGAGATAAAAGTAATTACTCTGTTGAAAACTTACAATGGATAAGTCAGTCTGACAATCAGAAAAGGAGAAGCAAATGAGTTTAAAACCTTCAGTAGAAGACAGAAAGAAGTTTGACATTGACCTTGAGTATGGTCAGGTTCGTGAAGACATTGTGGCTGACATGCTACAAGATAAAAAGATTGAGGTTAAATCAGAGCGTGATGTGTGGCAACGAACAGGTAACATTGCTATCGAGTACCAAAGCTATGGCAAACCATCAGGAATTGCAGCAACAGAGGCTGACTACTGGTTCCATAACCTATGTGTTGGTGAAGATATTTATGCCACTGTTGTTTTTAGGGTTGACATTCTAAAGAAAATCATAGATAATCTTGACAGTGTTCGCAGTGTTAGTGGTGGAGACAACAACGCATCACGAATGTATCTGCTTAACCTACAGAAAATTTTTACAACAGATTTCGTAAAGGCATATAAACATGAAGAGGTTAGTAGTTGATATTGAAACAGATAGTCTTGACGCTACAAAGATTTACTGTATCGTAGCTAAAGATTTAGATAGCAAAAGGATATATACATATGATGAAAATAATCTCAACCATTTTAAATCCCTCCTTTCTGAAGGAGACATTGTTGTTATGCACAACGGCGTTAGTTTTGATGCACCTGTACTATCACGATTACTGGGTGTTAAAATCCCTCTCAAAAATATCAGAGACACTTTAATCCTATCACAAATGGTTGACCCTATGCGTGAAGGCGGTCACTCGCTGGAAGCATGGGGCAACTCACTTGGCTTTAAGAAGATAGAGTTTGAAGACTTCAGTCACTACAGTGCAGAGATGTTGAAGTATTGTATTCGAGATGTAGAACTTACAGCTAAAGTTTATGAGACGCTTGTACCAGACCTAAAGAAGTTTAGTCCACGCAGTATTAAGCTTGAGCATCAGATACGTGCCATCATAGACCAGCAGGAACGTAATGGCTTTACACTGGATGTGCCACAGGCTATGCAGTTGGTAGCTAAACTGAAGGATGAATCGGAAGCAATCAAGCTACAGCTTCAGGAAGTTTTCCCACCTATCATTGAGGAGCGGTATTCAGAGAAGACAGGCAAGCGGCTGAAGGATAAGGTGACAGAGTTTAATCCATCATCACGACAGCAGATTGCAGACAGGCTTATGGGCTTGGGCTGGCAACCAAAGAAGCACACAGACAAAGGTCATGTGGTTGTTGGTGAAGAAATACTTGAGACGATTGACTTGGAAGAAGCAAGGCTACTGTCTCGCTACTTACTACTAGAGAAACGTGCTACACAAATCCAGTCATGGGTTGATGCAGTACAAGATGATGGTAAGGTACATGGTAAGGTATTGACATTGCGTACTATTTCAGGACGCATGGCACATACTTCACCTAACATGGCACAAGTACCTGCTGTGTATTCACCTTACGGAAAGGAGTGCAGAAGTGTTTGGACTACTTCTAATTCTAGGTATACTCTATTGGGTTGTGATGCTTCAGGTTTAGAACTACGTATGCTGGCACACTACATGGATGACGAGGCGTTTACTCGTGAGGTTGTGGATGGTGATGTGCATACAGCTAACCAGAAGGCGGCAGGTCTACCTACCCGTGACAATGCCAAGACATTTATTTATGCGTTCATCTATGGCGCAGGTGCTAGTAAGATTGGACAGATTGTTAACGGCACATACAAAGATGGACAGAAACTTATTGATAACTTCCTAACCAACATGCCAGCACTAAAAACTTTGCGGCATAGGGTTGACAAATTAGCCAGCAGAGGTTATCTTATGGGACTTGATGGCAGACTGTTGAAGGTTCGTTCAACACATGCCGCAATGAATCTGCTACTACAAGGAGCAGGCGCAATCGTATGCAAAGAATGGTTGAAGTTTATAATCATTGAAGCTACGAAACGTAACCTAGACTTTAAACTTGTTGCAAGTATCCATGATGAGTATCAGTTTGAGGTATTCAAGGAACACGCAGAAGAACTAGGACAGGTTACACAGTGGGCAATGAAACAGGCAGAGCAATCGCTTGGTGTTAAGTGTCCACTTGACAGTGAGTATAAGCTTGGAAACAACTGGGCTGAAACACACTAGAAAAAAATGCTTGACTTTATATTTAAGTTATGGCATACTATTATAGTTGTTGGCATGGTGCTAACAACACGAAATTTAATTGGAGACTAAAACGAAATGACTATTATTACAGGAAAATGTTATTGGGCAAAAGTACAAGCACCTGACACAGCATATGAACCACAGTGGAGCATTGATATTTGTGTTGATGATAACAACCGTGAAGCTATTCTCAAGGATGGTTTGACTATTAAGAATAAAGGCGATGAGCGTGGTGACTTTATTCAA